CGTTTGATTCTGACCCCCACCCCTCGCGCAATTTCGTACTGGTCGGTACAGATTAAGTGGGAGCGGATGGACCTCGAAAACGCCTCAAAAAAGTGTTAACCTGCGCTTATGGGCAAAAAACTATTAAGCCGGGCAGAATTCGCCCGCCGCGCTGGAATCTCTGCAGCCGCCGTCACGCAAGCATGTCAGACAATTTTAAAAGCCGCCTCGGACGGGAAACGGATAAACGTTTCGCACCCCGTAGCGGTTAAATATTTGGAGGATAAAGGAGTAAAACAGACCGAGCCGCTAGCGCCAGGGCTTGACCCTCTGTATCAAGTAATTGTGGACTTCTGCGAGTCTAGCGGCCGCTATACCAGCACGGGTATACAGTCGACTTTTAAAATCGGTCGCAAGCGGGCCGACGCAGTGCTCGGGATTATGCGCGCCGGAGGGCTTGGCCCGGACAAAAACAAACCCGCGCCGCCTCCTCCGCCGAAGCCACCCAAAAAGCCACACATCCGTGGACAGCAAGCCGCCAAAGAAACCAAGAAGGCCGCCGAGCAAACCGACCGGGACGACATCATCGAGATACCGGCCAACATTCAAGCGTTCGCCCATATGACCTTGACGGATCTTATCGACAAGTTTGGGACCGACATGCGTTTCGTCGACTGGCTGAATGCCACACAAAAAATCGAATCGATAAACGAGAAGCGCCTCAAGAATGCACAGACCCGTGGCGAGCTTGTCAACAGGGATCTAATACGTGTGGGCATCATTGAGCCGTTCGACGCGGCGCACATAAAATTATTAACAGACGGTGCCAAGACAATCGCCCGGCGCTCGGACGCAATGAGCAAAGCCGGACGGAGCGTCGACGACATAGAGAAATTCGTCGCTGAACAGATGACCAGTTTTATCCGTCCCGTAAAGGCTAAAATATCGAGGGCTTTAAAAAATGTATAACCTCGCGCACATCGGAGCCGATTGGCTAGCCGAGCAAGTGGAAGGGATGACCGACGAGATCATCCACGTCTCGCCGTCGCAATATAACGAGGATGTCCGGTACTTGCCGGAGTCCGTGTCGTCGATACCGGGCTACCTGCGTTATGCCGTCAATCCGTTTATGCGTGAAATTGTGGATTGCTTTGACATCGACAGCCCCGTCCGGGAGGTGAATCTCAAGAAGGGCGTACAGATAACATACTCGACGGTGCTGGAATCTGGCGCGCTCTATCTCATGGGCCACGTCAAGACGCTGCCCATTATGTACATGACTGCGGACAAAGAGCTTGCCACCGCGCGGATCGAGAATAATTTCCTACCGATGCTAGAGCACTCCGGCCTCGCGCATATCATCCGTTCAAGCGACGAGGGGAACAGCCGTAAAACGGGTAAGACTAGAAATCATTTACAGTTTGAGGGCGGCGGATACCTGGTCCCCTTCGGGGCTAAAAATGCGGATAAGATGCGCGCGTATTCCATTTGTGTGATGTTAAAAGATGAGATCGACGCGTGGCCCGATGCGGTGGGACCTAAAAAAGAGGAGCCCGACAAGACATCGGACGGACGTTGCAAAGGGTATTGGGAGCGGCGCAAGATATTCAGGGGGTCCACACCGCTACGGAAGGGGACGTCAAAAATAGAGAAAGCATATCAACTGGGGGACCAGCGCAAATACATGGTGCTCTGTATAAAATGTAAGTTCGAGCAGTATCTCCGGTGGCACACGGTGGACAAAAAGACGGGCGTCATTGGCGGGTTCGTGTGGGAGCTGGTGGACGGTATGCTCGACATAGAGAGCGTGCGGTATTGCTGCCAAAAGTGTGGCCATCCACACCAGGACCATGACAAAGAGATATTATTTTCCCCAGAGCACGGCGCATATTGGAAACCCACCGCGAAGGCGTCCGAGCCTGGCATCCGCTCGTATCATTTGCCCGCCATGTACAGTCCGATCGGAATGGCACCCTGGTATAGTTTGGTTGCGGATTACCTGCAGGCGTGGGACCCCGTGGAAAATAAAGTCCGTGATCTGGGCAAGTATCGAGTGTTTTATAATAACGTACTGGCGGAACCCTTCGAGGAAATGGGCTCCAAGGTACAATTTGCCAGCGTATCCGCGCACCGTCGCCCGGTCTACCGACTGGGACAGATCCCCAACGTGTACGCCGCTGAGCATTCGGGCTCGCGGATTCTATTCTTAACGTGCCTAGTGGACGTGCATAAAAATAACTTGGCGGTCTCAGTGATGGGATGGACGCGCGACGCCAGGACATACGTTATCGATTACTGGCGGTTCGAGGTGGAGAAAGACGAGGACGATTGCAGCGAGATTAGTTCGCCGGTATGGGGACGCCTTCGCGAGCTTATCGAGGAGACCCTGTACACTGCCGACGATGGCACAAAGTACCGCATAATGGTCACACTCGTCGACGCGGGGTACGCGAATGATACGGTTTCGACATTCTGTGCCGACTACGCCACAGGGGTTTACCCCATATTAGGGCGAGATCGAGCCGCCAAAAACCAGACAATAAAAGAATTTGCCGAGTTTACCACGCAAGCCGGACAGGTCGGCTACCGGATACTAGTGGACCATTACAAGGATCGACTCGCCCCGGTACTGCGCCGGGAGTGGACCGAGGACGCAGGCGAGCAAAAGCGCTACCACTTCAATGCCCCTGTGGACATCAGCGACAAACAGCTCAAAGAATTAACCGTCGAGAGCCGTCGCTCAAGCCGAGACGCGAATGGCGTTATCACATATTTTTGGTATCGCCCCGGCAATGCGCGTAATGAGTTGTGGGATCTGCTCGTCTATGGTCACGCCGCGGTAGAGATAACCGCCTGGATGATTTGCATACAGCACTTTGAACTTGAGACCGTGGACTGGGATAGATTCTGGGACTACGCCGAAGCGCCGGAGAACAATTCGCTATTTGGTGTTGACATACCCGTCACTGAGGAATAGTATAGAGGCATCAACCACACAACGGAGCAAACGATATGGGCGATGTAACTGTAAAAATAAAAATGTCTCAGGCTGCGGCCGGTGCGCTGTACATGAAAAGCTTAAAGCAAGAAGATACGATCAAAGAGCTACAAGGCAAGATCGCGGACATCTACGAGATAGCTAGCGCGGACAATGACGAGGATCTGATGGGCGACGCGTTACACGACATTGCGTGCCTTTGTCATTAATTAGCTAAGCACAACGAGGGCAAACAGCATGAGTCATCAAAGATACATCCGGGCGGACGACTGCCCGGTATGCGGAAAAGAAGACGGGGCGCGATGCGGTAGTACCGAGTGGGGGCACAGTGTTTCGGTGTGCAGCCGAAAGTGTGGGAAGCGATACAAGATATGGCTTAATCTGGGTAAAGCAAAAAATACGACCAGTGTATTTTGTGTCGATCCTGATTTTATAGTCGTTTCAGGCGGAGGGGGTACGCTGTACCTCAGTCAGTCAAAAATCTGTCTTAGAAATACGATCAAGCGGTTGCGCCACAAACTTTGCATGCAGTCCAAAGCGGAGGAGATTATCGCCCAGCTTGAGGCGACCAATGCAGAGCTATACGACGATTTAAAAATAGCAGTCGGCGTTATAAAAGAGCTGTGCCATTACGGGGAGCTACCCTTACCAAAGACAAGCCTAATTAGATTTGAAAAAGCACTAGCCCGTGCAAGGGGTTGATTTGTGACGATGACGATGATGGTGATAGAATTACTAGCGTACGCGCTCAGTTCTGAGTCGGTCTATTTTGTACTGATAGCGGTCTATCTTTTGGGCGTGATGATAACGGCGGTTTACTTCTGCTATCGGTTTTATGGTTCAATAGAAGAGTGCCTCTTATGGCCCGTAATCGCGGTGGTGGTAGTAACCGAATGGCTACATAGTCTATAATGGCCGAGTGCCAATCCAAAAGCCGCCAATCCGTGCGGCTTTTTATTGTCCGCCGTTTATAGTATGCTTGTGGTCTCATATACATTATAGGCTGGTGGCACGATGGACGCGGCATTCCTTACCGAGCGGATCATAAAGACAAAGGCTTTAATTATCGCCTATGAAGATGCACTGCTCGCCCTGGCCAGCGGTGTACAGTCTTACAAGTTAAACACTGGACAAACAGACCAGACCGTCACAAAGCTGGACCTTACGTCCTTAAATGACGTTCTGGCGTCCCTGAATAACCGCTGCGCCACTATGGAGGCTCGCCTCAATGGCAGCGGTACAACGATAGTGGCCCCAGCATGGTAAAAATATTCGGTTATACCTTCGGCAAAGCAGAGACCCCCGCATTGGAGACGATAGCGGTGGACCAACTGGCGCCAAAGGCCTACGCAGGCCAGACTTCGCAATCACCCTTTGAAAATTCCATATACGACGGCGGCAAATTCTTTGGCGGCTTCGGCACCACTCAAGTCCAGCAGGTAGACTACTGGACACTGCGCGCCCGATCTTCTCAGCTATTCAATGAGAATTTATACGCGCGTGGCATCATACGCCGACTAGTAACCAACGAAATCAACACGGGCCTATCGCCCGAGGCGTGCCCCGACGAGGCCATTATCGGCGTCCCGGAGGAAAGCCTCAACGATTGGACCGAGACCGTCGAGACCCGTTTCAATATCTGGGCTAAGGGTCCGACCCTTTGCGACTGGAAGAAAAAATCAACATTCGGCGCGTTACAGCGCGAGATCCGAATGGAGGCACTAATCGGCGGCGATATACTCATCGTTATGCGCCAATCACCACAAACAGGCCTACCACTCATACAGCTAATCAGTGGCAATAAGGTACAGACACCCCTCGCAGAACAGGGCACCATCCGCAAGGGCCACCGGATACAGCATGGCGTCGAGTTGGACGCGATTGGACGTGTGGTCGCCCATTGGGTAAGACAGGACGACGGATCGAGCAAGCGCATACCCGCGATGGGCGAGAAAACAGGGCGCCGTATATCGTGGCTAATCTATGGCACGGATAAGCGCCTTGATGACGTGCGCGGGCAGCCGTTGCTTGCTATTGTTATACAATCGCTCAAAGAAATTGACCGGTACAGGGACTCGACGCAGCGAAAAGCCACAATTAACTCGATCCTTGCCATGTTCATTAAGAAAAGCGATGACAAAATGGGCACGTTACCGGTAACAGGTGGCGCGGTCCGACGTGACCAGGCGACCACGACCGACGGCGATGGGTCTAAGCGAACATTCAGCATTGCCGAGCAGATCCCCGGATTAGTTATGGAGGAGCTGCAGACAGGCGAGGAGCCGGTCGCGTTTGGCAGTCAGGGGACCGATGTAAACTTCGGCGAGTTCGAGGACTCCATTATCCAGGCAGTTGCGTGGACTTTAGAGATACCGCCCGAGGTTTTGCGCTTGTCATTCTCAAATAATTACAGCGCCAGCCAAGCGGCTATCAATGAATTTAAAATTGCTATCAATAGAACCTGGGGCGACTTTGGCGAAACGCTTTGTACCCCGATTTATATTGAGTGGCTACTCAGCGAGACATTATTGCAAAAAATAACAGCGCCGGGATTACTGCAGTCGTGGAGAACGCCCAGCGAATATGATATTTTCGGAGCGTGGACCGCGACGGACTGGTATGGATCGATTAAGCCTTCGACAGATATGCTTAAACAAGCCAAAGGGTCTAAACTGCTAGTTGAACAAGGCTGGTCGACCAACGCCCGCGAGGCGCGCGTCACCACCGGCACCAAATTTAGTAAAAATATTAAACGTCTCAAACGCGAGAACGAACTTAAAGC